TTGCCGGGGGCGGCCCACCACACGTTGTCCTTGGTTTCGTCGTCATACACTACATATTTATCTTTGGGCGAGCGGCCGGTGAAGATGCCGGTATCGACGGAAAGTGCGCCATTTTTGGTATAAAATGCGCGGTCGAAGCCGGTCAGACCGGGCTTTGTTTCGTGCTCATAGAGCTCGTCGTAGGAAAGGTTGTAGTAAATTTCGGTCGGATTGACGACCCCGATTTCTGCTAATTGTTCGCGGATGGTTTTCATATAAATACTTGTTTGTTAATTAATTGCGTATAAATACAAAGGTTGTGAAGCAACGTGCAAAGGTAAGATAAAAAGTCATACAAAAGGGCTTGGAAAATTTTTTTTGGTGGGA